ATATGAGCAGTTTCATAAGTCAAAATCTCCATAATCAATACCAATAGTCTGTTTAGGACTTTCAGTAGCAATACCAGCCTTAATGAGTTTCTTGGCATGGGTAGGGTGTACAGTTAATTCCCCTTCCGGAACTTGCACAGTTATTAGTTTCCCAATCGGCACTACCGGCGCACTCTGAAGTTTTTTCAGTAGGAAATTCTTTTTAACTCGATGCCATTCTTGAATCTGATGCGCTCCATCATTAGTGCCAGCCTTACCGAGTGCTAATAGTTTACGTTGTCCTACTGTACCCGCCACACTAATGGGAATGCCGTGTTTGAACAGTTTGATACCAAAGGTTACATCATGCAGCCCATAGCCTTCTAGATTGGAAGCATCCCCCGCCGTGAGTCTTACGAACTTACCATGATTTACAGCCGTCCAGCGAATATCGGTTCGGAAATATAGAGGATGTATAATATCGAAAACTTCACGCTTTATTAATAAACAACCTGTCCCACAGAAGATTACTTTACCATCGGCTTCAAAAACAGTTCCCTGCCCCTCCGCTGATACTGGATAATCCATCGTCACTACAGGTGAATCTAAGAGCAACATGGCGTCTAAAACACTATCATCAAGCACCATGTCATCCTCAACTATCCAAATATGGGTGTATGAGCCACGTAGAGCGCGACTAAGCGGTCTTTCAAAGCATAAGGGTATCGGAAGACCATGCGCGAAGAAAATGTCATAATCATAGCCCTGTAGGTTGTTTAGGAGCTATTCAGCAGTCTGGCTAAAAACAAGTCCCCTGCTAGGAAAAATAACGGCTATCTTTATCATTTCACCCTTTGAGCCTCCCGACCATCATTTAAGTAAGGTTGGTCTTCTGTATCATAAGAGATAAAAGGCGGTATATCTTCCCAAAACTTAACATGCTTTACTCGGTTCAGAGCACCTAAGAATAGTTCGGAGTTAGACTTCTCCACCATGCCACTAACAATATCCCGTCCCACCTCAGTTAACTCTTTAATTTCGTGTGCTCCATGATTGGTAGCGGGAGAACCGAGTTTAACGAGTTTGCGCTGTCCAGCTGTTTCGTCCATTACCATGATAGGCATTCCAGCAGAATATAAGACCAACCCGAAGTTCAGGTCATGTAGTCCGTAGTAAACTTTGTGGAGCTTGCGAGGCCAGAAATGCAGTGTATCAGTGTCCACGAAGGGGTCAAACGTGCGTCCAGTCTGCCAGATAGGTTTAGGGATATTCTCTAGTACTTGCCGCGCTACTAATAAAAAGCCCGTACCACTCCAATAAGCCATACCTTCAGGGTCGTGTAAGACTGTAGCATCGCCGTTCTGCTGAAAAGGATAATCTAGGGCCACCACTGGATAGTTCTTAGCAAACATTTTCTTGAGAATGCCTTTCGGAATAATCATGTCGTCCTCGCAGAACAATACCGCGAAGACTTCTGGGTCTTCTAGGGCTTCCTCGGTGGGAACATTGAAGCAATCCGGTAAACTGCGTCCGTGCGACCAGAAAATCTTATAGTTAAAACCTTTTAGTTCTCCTAGTAGTTCTTCCAGGGTTTTACTGAACATCAAACCACGACTGGGTAAAACTACCGCAAGCTTATTCTGCTGTAGGGAGGGAGGTTTCGAGTTCATGTGTTAAGTCAGCTAGTAAACGCAGACTGGCAACGATACCACGAATGTTATTACGATGCTCGGCCACCTTAGTTTGGGCATTAGCTATTACAGCTTCGCTAGCTCCGACCATCTGCGCCTCGGCCATCATTAGTTCCATACGCTCACGCCATAGAAATTTCTGAATTTCCTCAAACTGTGTACGAGAAAATCCAAGTTTCTGAGAGGGCGCAAGGTCTATCTTGTCATCAATACCGAACTCTTTAATAACCTTAAGGTCATAATCTAACGGACTATCCATGCGAACCCTCCTTATGTTTATACAAGGATAGTAGTGTATTTTTAAGAACACTTCAAGCAGTTAATTAAACAACAGAAGTAGGGTGATGAACAATCTCATGGCACTTACGACATAGCCATGTTGGTTCGAGAGGTCTATCATAATCTTCGTGATGTCCCTCAATACGGCCGCCCCCTCCACAGGTATCACAAATCACGGGCTTAACTATCTTCCCTCTTCTTACAGCAACCCCTAAAAGACCCCTAGCCCTATCTTTTCGCTTCATTTCATCAGTTTTACGATATTTACGGATATTCCTGAGAGTCAATTCAGCTTTGCGTTCTTTATTATTTTCGTTCCATATTTTAGTTTGCTGACGACGCTTTTCTAGTTTCTGGAGGGCTAAATCTAATTTATTAATTGCCGTACTAATAAACTCCGGCTTATCCTTTATCTCTAGCCATTTATCATAATCTTCATTACGAATATAAATATTTACTCTTGGCATAATCTTCCTATATGGAAAGGTGGGCTTTAGTTCCTTCGTGAGAACCTCAGGACTGTACGTTCCCCTTCACCGCCGTAGCGTAGGCCCAGTTAATCCCCTTTCGGCTAGACTTAACAACTAACTTAGCCTCAGCCTATCCATGTTGTAAGTATACACACATCAATAGTACGTTGCAAGCTTTGTTGTAAAAACTACTTATTGCCGTGCTTGTTGCCGCTAGCTGCGGTTGGATAAGTTACATTCTCTACAATTTTGCTAGCGGTGCGAGCAGCAGCAATCTCGGTGTCTATCTTAACCCACATATCATTATCGTTTAGACCTTGATTAGCTGGTAAATCACGAGTCTTATCCTCGATTACTTTCGGTGTGTCGCCACTTGGGTTGGGTACGATTAGTTGTGCCATATTTAACTCCCTGAAATTATTTTACTCATCGTTGTACTCGCACCATAGGCTTTTAATAACATGTCCTGTACGGATAAGCCCTTGTAACCGAGATTAGCTGCTAGTGCATCCTGATAACTTAATGCGTTGGCGGCTCGCCCAGCTTTTAGATTAACTACTTCTTGTGGGGCTATGCCTGATTGAAGTGCTGCCATACATTTATGTTACCACAAACATTAACCATTTTGGCTCATTAGTTCTTCGAGAACCTTAGCACGTTCAAGAATAATGGGGTCATTTTCTAGTAAGTAGGTGTATTCGCTTCGAGCTTGCTGATAAGCTACCTCAGATAACGAAGGAGCTATCGTAGGTTGACCTTGCCCATAGACCATCGTATGCGTAACTCCATTGGGCTGCCATGTCTTCTTCACTGGCATCAGCGGGAGTTCAGCCTCTAAAGGCTTGCCTGGAAGTTGGGACAGGTCATAGGTTCGACCGTCTTTTTTAAGTTTCATAAACTCATACTAACACAAAAAAGACCCCGTAAGGGGTCTAATCTGTTGGTCGTAAGTTCTATGACTTAACGACGAAACCGAACGAAGAACGTAGGGTGTTGAGACCGAATAGGACATCAACAGTGACCAACCAACCCAGGTACTCTTGCTTGTAAGCAGCTTGAGAACGTGGATTTTCTTGCATGGCGATAGCCACAGCATCTTTGTGGAAGAACAAGTGATTGTTCTGATTGGGGCTGGATGTCACCTGAACCAAGTTCTGGCTCATGAAGACATTAACAGCGTAAATCTGACCAATTTGTCCGTTAAGAATACTGTTCTGGTCGCCACCGACACCGATAGCATCGTAGCGAATGTACTTGTCGATAGCTAACATCTCTTGCTTACCCTGGGGGGTAACGACAAACGAACGGTCTGTCTGAGGTGCTTTAGAATCGTCAAGATAGCGGTTGACCGCCAAGATGAGGGTATCATTCAAAGCCGTACCATAAGTACCATACCCTGTAAAGGCGTTGGTCATTAGGGTCGCAATGATGTTATCGACCTTCGCAGCAATCGCATAGGCCGCTGCTTGGGTGTAGTCGGTACGAAGGTCGTACTTGGACTGGATTTTTTCAATATCTTCCAGTAAGAACGAGCTTTCGTAGTGTTGGTTAATTGTGATTGTGGTCTTAGTCTCAGTATTGTAGTTCAGTGTGACTAGGGTGTTCTGAGCTTTTAGGTTAGCGGTGATAGTTGAAACATTAGGAATCTCAACAGTCTGACCGTAAGCCGAAATATCAGTATCGTAGTGACGTACTAGTGGTAGAAGAACCAAGTTTGCTTTAACAAACATAAGAACTTCGCTCGACCAGACGTTAGGACGAAATACGTTACCCGCAGTGACACCAATGTTTACATTACCAGAACCATAGGCTCCTGTAGTTGTCATTAGTTTACTCCGATTATTTAGTTAAGGGGTTCAACCTGCAAGTGCAGCATTGATTTCATCGCGGTGTTCAACGAACCATTGCTGGCCATTCTTGGCGATGAGTTCATCAACATTATCAAAAGTAATCTTATTACTCGCGCCTGTAGAGGCTTGATTAGCTGCGACCCGAGGAGAGCTAGCCCGACCTGCTTTTTCAGCAGAGGCTAAGGCTTCTTTCTTTCCAGCTTGACGTTCAGCGACTAATCTTGCAGCTTCAGTGGTGGTTCGGCCCTTTGCCGCATCAAGTACGACCTCAAGGTCTCCAGCCATCCAAGGCTTCTCTTCCAGAATTTTTACCATCTCAGTCTCATAATTCTTAGCTTCGGGATGAGCTATATAAAAGCTCAGAGCCTCTACTTCATTACGCAAAGATTGGACATCATCCGTACCCGACGCAGTGTTAGCTTCCGTAACCGCAGATTTAAGTTGACCTTCTTTTTGACCTTTTTTCCCTAGCTGTTTCTCGCTTTCGCGGTACATTTTAGCTATTTTAAGTGGGTCATCGAGTGGAAGATTTTTCTTAGCCGCCCAATCCTTGATTTCCGCGTCTTCTGAGTTGTCTGCTTCCACTGAGGATTCATCCGCAGTGTCTTCAGGCCCAGAATCTTGTGATTCGCTGGTTTGAGAGGTATCTTCGTCACCCGTGACCGCCTCTGCTTGTGTCTCTACTTCCTCAGTTGTGGAATCCGCCGGTGCATCATCCGCCAAGTTAGTAGGGTCAGAAGTTGTGGACTCCAGTGCCATAAGTTTACCCTTTCATTTAAGTTAGAAGTACATACGCTCTAATTTAGATAATATCATAAGCTATATTCAAAAACTATTCCGAGACGGCGGAGCGTACCGCCGCACTCGGAGCAGGTTTCGACATATCAGCTAAATAAGTTCGTAGGTTATAGTAAGCTCCTATATTTTCCATACACATAGCCTTAGTCTCAACGTCGGTGGCTTTAATTCCTTTACTCTGAGCAGTCATTTCTAAAGTAAGAAGATGTTGCAGGAAATCCTTACCAGCAATCGAATCCATAAAGACTTTATAACTAGAACGAATAGCTTTTCTATCGTCAACCATTAGGAGCCTTCGGAATATTCGCTATTCCAGAAGTCGGCGCACCCACCGGCGCAGCACCCGCAGTTTGCATTCCGGCTTGCTCAAAGGCTGGAGTGCCAGGATTAGTCGGATTCGGATTATGGATTATGGAAGCATTGAGAGCAACCTTCGCTGGGTCAACTGGAGGCGGTTCAATACCAGTTTGAGCGGTACGCAGTGGCGAAGGCTGAACACCAGTTTCGGCCAAGACCTGAGCTTGTTCATCTGGGTAGAGGTCAGTACCGAATGTAATAGTCTCCATAAGTTTTGGAATAACTTCGGGTGTAGGAGGTGGTGGGGTTGGAGGTAGAATAAGCCCCTGTAACTCACGTTTGCTGATGTCAAAGATTTCCTCGCCAGCCATTACAAATAATTGCTTGGGGTCTACGAATGGTTGCTTGGAAGCTAACAAATAAAACTGCATCATCTGCTGACGCTGGGTTTCTTTTAGACTCTCAGCTGTGGCTCCGAGTTTTATTTGAACATCATAATCTCCTAAATAAAGTCCGGGGTTATAGGTTGCCCAAGTCGTCCCCTGTGGTCCTTGGGTTCTGATGGGGATTTCCTTATCAATATAAATCTGCATAATTTTCCACATATTCTGAGCTAGAATACGGAAACCTTCATTCTGAAGATTATTAATCTTGACCTTAAAACGAGCACCTAGTAAAACAAGTTGGGAGTTAATCTGGTAGGCCGATTGTCGACCGCTTGTCTGAAGACTTGACCCCAAGAGTTCATTAGCTCCAGTCGCAGCTTGCATTTCTGATTTAATCCTTACGATGTCATTGTCCGCGTCTGCTCCGATAGGCTGAGTAGGGATTTGCTCCAGAGCTCCGGGAGGGATTGTAAAGACCGCGCCAGGTACAGATTGGATTTCGTCAATCTTCTGTGCCCAGTTGGGGTCGAGTGCCCACATCCTATTTAATTGGTAGGTAAGGTTATCCGCTTTCTGAGATTGGGTATCATTCAGTCTTTCCTGAGACTCAGCAATGACTTCGACATCTCCCCGGGCATACCATAGGTTAGCATCTACTAGATTTCTAAACGGAGCAACCGGGATAAAGGGTTCAATAGCAGGCATCTCAAAACTCACCGGTTGTCCTGAATCGTCAACCGACTCAATAGTTTTAGCTGCGCGCTGGAAAGGGTTGTCGACCTCTTCAATTATCGCTGTCCGATTAGCGACAGTTATCATTGTGTCTTTGTCGAAATAAACAATACACTCCACTACTCCCTTAGTGTCATCGAGAGTTGTACCAGCTAACATTTCTTCTCGCTCTTGTTTGGCGGTCTTATCATCTCCGTCATCTTTATACTGACCTAGATTATCAAGATTAGAGTAGCGGGGGATTCGAGGAGTTGACGTAGTATCCTTGGGGTCATACTCAGTATTTGCGACAGTTTCGCCTTTTAAGTCATCAAGAGTCGTAAGATAACGATATCCAGCATAACCATACTTATTTAAGTCTTCATAATTAACAATCTGGGGGTCAAAGAAAGCATCCTGAGCCGATACTACCCGCTGACATGGTAGACCATTCTCCCCAGCGTACGAAAATACATAACAATTCCCCACTACCAGATACTCCGTAATCGTAGCATCTATCTTCTGGTCCATCTGGTCTTTCATCCAGGCATAATTAAAAAGGTCTTGAAGAGTGTCAACGTTCCCTACCTGGCTAGGATGAGTTGGCAGAAATTCAACCGTCATATCTCCATTTACAAGGTGAGCTTTTATGCCCTGGACTTCAGTGTAAGTCTCAGGAATAAATATATCGGTGTTACCATCATAACCGATAGCTACGCGCTGATTATTATAAAGCTTCCAAGAGTTACTCCAAGTGTCCCAAAAACCCCCTTCAGTATATTTACGAGAAGCCTGAAATCTTTTCAAGACTTTATCTAGGGTGGGGTTGGGCGTAGTCTCAGGAGCTTTTACCATACTTAAACATTACCATATTTCTAACGAGTTGCCACACTCTTGCGTAACAGAGCTTTATTCTTGCGTTTATGGTTCATGTATTTGGCTGGGTATTTACTCTTAACCGCGAATTTTTTCTCCATAATCGGATTCCACTCAAAGAGTTGAAGGCAGATAGCCGTCGAAATAACCGTATCGTCATGCTGGCCCTCCTGGGCATTCGTTCGTCCCCGAGGGTCTCGGATATAGGTCATGCATTCCCGGATGAAAATCTTGTCATAATCAACTATTTGGTCGGTGGAAATCGCCTCGGAGAGACCGTCAATCATCAGCGGTTTAGTTCGGACATCCGTCCGCCAACCCAGTTTGGAGGTATACTCTTCGTAGCGTTCATCAATCCCCATTTCCCTTCTATAAAGGTTCTCATATCCTACATCTCGGAGTCTCTGGACAGTCGTTAGGCCGTGATTATTTATCTCAGCTCCTATAAGAGCGCCGTTATACCATCTTCCGAGAAGAGCCAGGTATTCTCCGAAGTCCGAGGGCTCCATATCGCCCCTAAAACGGGCTACAGTCTGATGAGATTTTCTATCCATTACCGTCGCTACCGAGTAGTCTTCTTCAATACCCTCGGCTACGTCCGCCCCAATCACGTAATCGTGGCCGTCTTGGGGCTGAATCCAGACCTTCAGAGGAGCCTGTTCGAGAACCTTCGGGATAATCCGCTCTTGGAGCATCTTGTCTTTGCGGACAATTAACTCGTAAGTCTGGGGTTCGTAACACTTCATTTCCATTTCCGCGAGCTTCGTAGTGTTGAACCTCGGAGTTCCGGAAGCCAGGAATGCCTCGGAATCAGTTAAGGGATATTCCTGGTAAAATCTCTTTTCGTCCCCCACGAACTCCAGCATTTTCTTGCGCCTCCAGTAGAGTTGCCCGTAGGTAAGTTTATGCTCCTTACGTAACTTCTTCTCCTCCGTGTTCAGTCGGAAGTGAACCGGCGGTTTAAGCGAATACTCCTCGTGGATATTCCAAGGGAAAAACAGTGGCTCGAACGCAGACTCTCCGCGCTTTGCGGCCTGCCAGGTAGTGTGAAAATAATCGCCTATACCGTTAGCGGTACTCTCTAAGAAGACCGCCGTATTGGGCATAAGAGGAATGGCCTGCATAAGTCCAGCCACAATCTCCTGTCCCTTGGGCCAGAGGGCGACCTCGCTTCCATGGAGCCACTGGACGGTCTGTCCCCTACCCGTTCCAGTATTCTCCGCCGTAGCGGTGTCAATTTGGCTCTTAAGTCCCTTTTGTTGGTCTTGGTCATTATCAAAGGTCAGGTCATTCCGGGTATTGTACCTCGTAGTCGGACGAAAAGTAGGAAGCGAATTGTCATAAAACGTCCGAAACATCGCGTAAAGATACTCACTGGTATCGGTATTATGGGCGATTATCTTGCTTTGCTGGTGCTTATGGGTGGTCGTCCACCAGTAAATCAAAGCCTCCACGATTGTAGAAACTCCCTGCTGACGAGCCTTCAATATAATAAACCTGATTGGCTCGCCCTGCTCCAGCTTCTCTAAGACCCTCTCTACGATAATCTGCTGCACCTTACGGGGAGTCAGAGGGTCGAGTCTGCCGTCCTTAGTCTTTATCTTTAAATTAAGTCTACAGAACTCATTGAAATCCTTTGCGATAGACTTAATCTTTTCTAACTGCTCATCCTTATCCACTAGTAGTCAGTATATATGTACATCTTCGTAAAGACCACCTGGATAAAACAGATGTGTTGAAGAAGACCACCTCGCTACGCTCTCCAGGTTTTTATGTATACCGCCATACCAAATTAACGCACCGCACCTCCATACCCCCGTCCTAAGCTACATAGGCACTATTAAGCAGCAGTCAGTACGTCAGTGGGTACTACATGGGCATGGTTATGTATATATGTATAGGTAGCTTAGTGTAGGCTGTACGTTGGTCAGTACTTGACAGGTATTATGGTGTAGTAGGTATAAGTGCGGCATTTCCCGTACCTTCATTGGTGCATTAACAGTAGTATTTGACAGAAAACATACTACAACATCACCACCTCTGTTAGCATTTATGTGTGTTTTGCTTAGTTTTCATGTGAAGGGGAGATTTAACAGATACCAGTAAATACAGCTAAGTTCTAACATTAACCTATGGGTAATAGTATAAGCTTCAATTCAGGTATAGCGCGGGCGTTTCATCTGTTATACCGTGTCTGAGTCGCTTCTATTCGAGTACATCTTCAATAGTAACCTGTGCGTTCAGATTGAGGTTCCTAGCCACTGGTTTACCCCTTAATTGTTCCACTACACGCCAAGCATTAGTCGTAGCTATCGCTTCATCGTCACTTTGTATCATCTCATCAATACGTTTTATAGCGTGTTTAGACATCTTTTCGAGGTTTTTCTGTATCTTTTGCTGCATATCCGTCTTCTTTAGCATCCTGTGACCCTTAACGTTAGCGTAGTTCTTTTTAGTGATTAGGTTGGGTTCGGCGGCTATCATGGCTTTTTGGGCGCTCTTAGTATGGGCGTAAACTTCGGCAAAGACTTCTTTATCTACCTGTGATTTCATATTAACAGTATATCATTATTGACAAATACAGTGAGTTGCTGTACAATGTACTCATGAATCAAATATACATACAAGAATACAACTATCACCTAGCCATGCACAAAGACTTATACGGTCTTACAACCTTTAAACAGTTTGTGGAGTGGCGTTCACGTTCTAATCTATCTCTTATGCAAGCTAACGACCCCTGTTAGCACCAGCTACAACATATACTAAACTCTTAGAGATACTGTTAGATAAAGTTCTTTAGTTATTCAGCTTTCCTTAGAGCCATGATTGGCTAGCTCGTCCTCTCCATTGGGGAAGGCGGATTGTCGAAGTCTCTTCAGAGTTGTTTTTTTGCCTCTAGATGACAGCCAATTAGTGGAAACTCTCTCAATTTCGTGTAGTTTCCCCATATTAACAATCCGTAATAATTCTTGGCGGGCAACTTCAAACTCAGCAGCTAAAAACCCTAGATTGGTATCATACCCCCACCAGCCATTATCAAACTCTGCAAAGTTCTTGGCAAAATTAGTAAGTAATCTATCAGCGGCTTTTCTTAATTCAAGATGTTCTTCAGTCCTAGTCTTACTCATCACTCACCCCCTACATTACTGGTTATATCTTTAGGGGTTACTAGCTTGTATTTGTTGCCATCGAAGTCTTTTATGTATTGGGGTGGTGGCGGATTGTACGTTTCTATCACCTCAATGTAAGGGTCAGGATAATCATCTTCAACATGGTTCATAATAGCCTCTGCTAGACTATCCATCGTGCGTACGGGTTTTTGCCCTGGCTCATGTGACCACAAACTTCCATCTTTATAGTAGTAAATCTGACCAGCTTTCAAAAACCATATGTCTTTCGTTAACTTGATTGCGTTAATTCTTGGTGCATTTGCCATTCTACTTATCTCCTTTACTGGTTATATCTTCGCTTCTTAGAGCCGATAATCGTTCTTCAATTATTTTCTGTAAAGCCGTATGGTCGCCATAAATCGGTAAATCTTCTAAACTTTCTATCCTCGCCTCCCTGATTATTCTTTGAATGGCGTGGAGTGTATGGTTACGTGCGTGTTTATACTTTGTGTCGGTGATTACACCTTCCGCCCAATTCACAACCCAGCTAGCGTAAGTATCTAGCAAGTCCTCTAGGTCGCTTGCGCTCTGGTTAGTCGTCATGATTAAAATGCCACCCAATGCTTACAGTCGTCCTGCTCAGATTTAGGTACATACTTCCAGTCGGGGTTAACATGCTCAAGAATAGTGCGGATTATGCCATCTTCTAGATAAAATCGCTTACCGTTAACAAGTACCTCGGGACATTGACACGTTCGATAGCGCCCTTTAATAACTTGAGCTACGCTGTCTGACATGCTTGAGGTGCTAGTCATGGTTGCTCCTTTTTTGGGGTCTGGGTTAGAAGTCATTTCAGTCTCCATAATTCCTCCGTTGATTGCCTGTGACCTGATATGTTTCATTATTTACTCTTACCTTTAGGTTTGGGGTCGCTACGCTCCGTAGGCTTCACTCGCAAATTATCGGCAACTTTCATTAGTCCATTTATGTTACCTTTGATAGTTTTCCAGCATTCGCTACAAAACGGTACATTACAATTCTTTTCTCGGTGCTTCCTATTCATTTCTTACCTGCTTCCTTAGGTTTGGGGTCGCTACGCTCCGTAGAGGGCTGTTTAAGGCCTTTTAAGACGATTGCAGGCTCTGAGATATAACTAGCGGTGTCTATCAGCACTTCAACCATATTAGCTAAGCTGCGATGCTCTGCGTGCGCCAGGGACGATAGTTTAGCTCGGTACTCTGGTTTGAGTTTTATCTGGGTGGG